AAAAAATACTCCCTATCTTTGCACCGCTTTTGAAAAGAACAATCCTTCAGAAAGTTTTCGGGGTGTAGCGCAGTCCGGTTAGCGCACCTGCTTTGGGAGCAGGGGGTCGTGGGTTCGAATCCCGCTACCCCGACTACAAAGGAAAAGGGAGTTCGGTTAAAAGTTTTCGGGGTGTAGCGCAGTCCGGTTAGCGCACCTGCTTTGGGAGCAGGGGGTCGTGGGTTCGAATCCCGCTACCCCGACGAAAATTTTAAGTTAAGAAAAATTGAATGGTGTTGAGCTGATACAGTTTGTATCGGCTTTTTTTGTTTGTGCAAAATAGACCCAATTATACCCTATTTTGGGGCAAATAAAAGGGATAATTCTTTGAACTATCTTTGAACAAGTTTTTCTATTTGCACCTATTTAGTGGAAAATAAAGCAGTTTCCCGCCAATTTACCCCGATTCAAGCTGTTTAATGCAATTTTAAACATTAAAAAAACATTAAAACAGTATGGCAACATTTAAAGCAATCGTTTTCCAAACAGGAAGACATATAAAACAAGATGGAACATCAAATATAAAAATTAGAATCTATCATAATAGAGAATCCCAGTATATAGCAACCAGCTACTATATCCGCCCAGAAAACATGGACGACTCCGGCCGGATCCTACCCAACGTACCTAACAGTGAAATGATAGAGTACGAAATAAATGCGTATATCCAAAAGATCAGGAGAGAGTATTTGAAGTTAGGACAAGAAAGAACCCAATTTATGTCATGTAAGGACTTAAAAGAAGAAATAGAAAAATCATTAGTTCCTGATGCCGAATTTATAGATTTTGTAGAGTTTACTCAAAATATAGTAATTCAAACGGAAAAGAGAAAAACTGCCGAATGGTACAGATCTTCTATCGATACCCTATGTTGGTACATGAAAAGAAAAAAGATAGATATAAAACTTATCACTTCATTCATGCTGAATAAGATGATCAAAGACTTATATCACTCCGGACCTGCCGGCACACCTTTAGAACCAGGCACAGTAAGCCATTATCTTAGGGGAATAAGAGCATTGTATAACAAGGCAAAACTCTATTATAATAACGAAGACTTTGATATCATAAGGATTCCTGGCAACCCATTCAAGAAAGTTGAAATCCCGGAGTATCGGAGAAAACGAAAGAATATAGATACCAACACCTTATTAAAAATCCGAGATTTTCAGTCTGATAAGAAATGTACTAATATGGCTCGTGATGTCTTTATGATGATGTTCTATATGATGGGAATCAATATCAATGATTTATATAGCATATCATGTGAACGTCGTGGAAGGCTGGAATACACACGTTCAAAAACAAAAACGCGGAACAATCATGAGCAAATACCGCTTTCGATAAAAATAGAACCGGAACTCCGCATCCTCCTTGATAAATACACAGAGGGTTATTTCCTCTCCTACTTTCATACCAACTATTGCAACTTGAATAATTTTATGCGGGCAGTCAATAATGGGCTGAAAGATATTTGCATGAACTTAGAACTCGATTTCAAGATCACCACGAACTGGGCGCGCCACAGTTGGGCCAGTTTGGCGCGCAACAAAGCTGGAGTTCCTAAAGCTGATATTGATTTCTGCCTTGGTCATGTGAATAACGATTATAAAATGGCCGATATCTACATTGATATAGATTATAGTATTTGTGATAAAGCAAATCGTGCTGTTTTGGACTTATTGCAAAAAAAAGAAGAAAAAAAGACCTGAAACGTTTGCAAAAACAAAAACTCTATATATATTTGCAATCGAAATGGTGTTGAGCTGGATAAAACAATGATTTTATCCGGCTTTTATTGCACATATATGCTTCAATTGTTCATATTACTGAAACTCATCTCATTTTTACGCTATGCGCCACAAAACAATGACGCATGGAAATAACAGTTTCAAAAACAGCTTTATTAGATAAGCTTAAATCAATCGGGCGAATCATACAGCCCAAAAATTCAATACCGGCCTATGACAACTTTTTGTTTGTCGTCGATGAATTTGGTATCATCCTAGTTACAGCAGGAGAAGAAGGCGGGCGTATCTCTACCAATATTGACGGTAAAACAGACTTTACTGATCGTTCTTTTATGGCTAATGCCAAAACATTACTTGATGGATTAAAAGAAATCCCGGAGCAGCCATTAACTATTCATCTCTACGAAAAAGAATTGGTAGTCAAATATGCTAATGGAAAGTTCTCTATACCTGTTGAAAAAGGAGATCAATACCCGACAATGAGTACAGATAATACTGCTACCCCATTACTTGTATCAGGAAATGACTTGCTATATGGAATAAGGCAAGTATTGTTTTGCAGTGCCAATGACGAATTACGTCCAGTACTGAATGGAGTCTATTTTGATATAGATTTAGATACTATCTCATTTGTTGCAACAGACGGTACCCGACTTGCGATGATTGAGAATCCTTCCGCTTATACGCGCAAGGAACGGGCAGCCTTCATTCTGCCAAGTAAATTTGCCAAAGTCCTTTCTAATATTGTTCCGGAAGATTGCATGGAAGTAGAAATATCAGTAAATCAGACTAATATTTTATTTGAGTTTGATTCATACCGTTTAATCTGCCGCATGATTGAAGGCCGGTTCCCTAATTATCGTGCTGTCATCCCTCAAAAGCAACCCAACCGTGCAGTATTGAAAAGAACCGATATTGTATCAGCCTTAAAACGCGTATCTGTTTTCTGTGATGAAAACTCTTCTCTGGTGATACTCAAGTTTTGTCCTGATTCCCTTAAAATTACAGCCCATAATTTAGACTTCTGTAAATCAGCTGAAGAAACTGTTGCTCTACGAACGGGTTGTGATATTGAAATTGGCTTTAAGAGCAGCTTTTTAATCGAAATGATAAACAATATTCCCTCCGAGGATATTGCTATTACTATGAGTGACCCGTCGAAAGCCTCAATTCTTACTCGCTGCGATGAAGAAGTTCGTAGCTTGACTTATTTATTAATGCCTTTATCTATTAACTATTGATACTATGGGAAAAGAATACCAATCACCTAAACAGGTTATTCAATCGTATTTGGAAGAGAGAGCAAAGAGTGATCCCCTCTTTGTCACTTCCTACACAAAGCCAAACAAGAATATTGATGAATGTTACGACTATATCATAGGAGAAGCAAAAAAACGCGGTGGTAGTGTTGTATGTATGTCTGACGATGAAGTATTCGGATTGGCAGTTCATTACTATGATGAAGATGATACCAAAGTTAGTAAGCAGCCTGCAACAAAAGCAGTTGTTTCTAATCGACCTGAAAAGAAAAAAGAACTTATACCATCTATTGAGAAGACCAAACCGGAGCAGATTGCTAATAATAAACGTAAAGGAAAGAAAAAGGAAATACCTACCGGACAATTTTTATTATTTGAAGACTTATGAGACCAAGAACAAAATTACAGCTTAGAGTTGCTAATTTGAGTAGCCAGCTGCCTAATATTGAGAGTTTGATGATTGACTGGGCTAAGAATGAGTGTTTGAAACATATAGGATATGCAACCAAGTCACGTATTATCTGTATGGAGTGCGGCCAACGCTTCGCTCCGGAACTTGTAAAACGTAAACGTGCTGTTTGTCCTCATTGTGATACGTCTTTGAAAATAGAACAGTCGAGGAAGCGTATCAATAAACAGACAATGTTTATTGGCAAGGCAGAAATTTGTGAGGAATTCCAAATTATCCGAAGTTTTGAATTGATTGCTTATTACCGAGCAGAAACAAAGCCTCGTTATTATATTCGTGAGATACTACAACATTGGATAAAAGACGACGGTAACCGGGAAGTAATAGCTCGTGCCAATAATACGGGATTCAGTGGTTGGTACGGAGATCTGGAGATACGGAATAAAGTTGTTGGATCATATTATTACAACTATAGCAATGATATTTATTGCGAACGCTATCATCCGGCCTCTGTCTTTAGACCTAAGTATATTCGAATGGGTATAGATTGTAAATTACGCGGTATGTCATTTCTTACTGCCGCCAATACAATTCCCCATTCTCCCAAGGCTGAAACACTTCTAAAGGCAAGACGTTATGAATTAATAGATTATTACGAGGGACACCGTTACAAGATTGATATGTATTGGCCGTCTATAAAAATTTGTCTTCGTAATAAATATCGGATAAAAGATGTTTCGATGTGGTTTGATTATCTGGAACTACTAGATCATTATCATAAAGATCTGCATAACGCTCATTACGTTTGTCCTAAGAATCTAAAAAAAGCTCATGACTTGTATGTGGCGAGAAAGAAACGTGATGATGAAAAAGAACGCAAGGCTAAAGAAATGCAACAATTGCTTAAACTCAAGAAGGATGCAGAGAATTATATCAAAGAAAAATCGAAGTTCTTTGACCTAAAAATGTCTGATGGTAAAATAGTCGTAGTACCGCTCAAAAGTATTGAAGAGTTTCAACAAGAAGGTGAAATCATGCACCATTGCGTCTTTACAAATAAATATTATAAAGAAAAGGATTCACTCATTCTTTCTGCCCGAATAGGCAAGAAACATGTTGAAACAGTCGAGGTCAATTTGAAGACGTTAAGTATTGTTCAATCTCGTGGTGTCTGTAACCAAAACACCGAGTATCATGAACGCATTATCGGGCTCGTAACAAAGAATATGAACTTAATACGTCAAAAGCTGACGGCATAAAAAAGATCTAAATATGGCAAGACCATTAAAACAGGGACTGGATTATTTTCCTTTAGATACAGATTTCTTATCTGATAGGAAAGTACGCAAGATAATAAATGCTTGTGGCCCAAATTCTGTCACTATACTAATTTGCCTGCTATGTAATATCTACAAGGATAAAGGGTATTACATCGTGTGGGACAAAGAAATGCCTTTTGATATTGCTGATATAGTCGGGGTATCCGAGGGCGCTGTAAGTGAAGTCGTGAAGAAGGCCCTACAAGTGGAATTATTCGATAACACCCTGTATAGAAAGTTCCATATTTTATCTTCCCGTGGTATTCAAAATAGATTTAAAAGCTGCACTTCAAAAAGGAAAGATGTTGAAATTATCCCTGATTTTTGGATTAATGACGTCAATAACTCAATAAATGTAGGTGATAATGAACAAAGTAAAGTAAATAAAAGAAAATCTTCTCCCCCACATATACGCGTGGGAGAACTTTTTCCGGCGGATAGCTTCTTCGATAAGTCCTTAGATGATTGCTATGCTGAACTTAAATCAAATCAATCATGGGCGGAAACAGTAACGATGAATACTCGTTCTTCCGGCTACAATGACTTTACACTAGAAGCTTTTTACGAGTATTTGAAGCAGTTTTTCATGGAGCAACAGAATAAAGGCGAAACAGCGAAGTCTCCCAAAGATGCTATGTCCCATTTTGCTAGTTGGTTGAAAATTGAGCTTAAAAACAAGAAAGATGAACGGAGAACTAATAAAAACAGAACTGCAGGTAGTGCTAAGTCCGTCACAGATTGTCCAGAAGACAGCGATCAGAAAGGAACTAACACCGATACAGCAGGCCTTACAAGCTGGATCGACAGCCTCTCAATTGGTCGCTGAATGGAGCGGTACAATCGCACAACTAAACTGTAATGTCTCATTGTCAGATGTGGCTAATGCAGAGAATATACCCACTTTGGCAGATGTAAACAGGAGCTTTAGCAACTCAACATCGGTAGAGATCATTACCGAGCATTTGAAATCTGTGCTGAGATATGCCGGTGTTGAGTTGACTAATGCCCAGCTGGCAGAAACAGCCCTGTCGATACTATCTAGCTACTGGTACCTGAATTTAGCCGAGTTATGTATCTTCTTCTCCCAGCTAAAGAACGGCAGCCGCGGACAATTCGTCTGGGGATCGAAGATCAATAATCAAGCGATCATGGTAGCACTTGTCGAATTTTGCAAAGACAGGCGACGCGAAATTGAGTATAGAGAAAATGAGCTTGCACGAAAAAAGGCTGAAACTGGCTATGCCCGTAATGAGAACTTGATTAAAGATATCGTAACGGGAGTTCAAAATACCAGAAAAGAACGAGAAAAAGCAAAACAGGACTTCAAGACCTTCTGTGAGCTATTTCCATATCTGCCTGATAAGTATGAGCCCATGGTGCTTTGGAAAGCATGGGGAGGCAATAAAGAGGCTCTACGTAAGATTTACGGTGAAAGTATTCCTCCTCCAGATGTAGCCGAAATGGATATCGGGATGTATTTGTGTAATTATAACATTGCTAAAACTAAAGAAAATGAGAGTTAAAGTATTGACAGTAAAACAGCCGTGGGCCTCATTGATCGTTCACGGTATCAAAGATATTGAGAACCGGAGTTGGCAAACAAATTTTCGTGGACGTGTACTTATACATTCAAGTGCAAAGGGAGATATTGCTAAATTTGGTTGTTTACAGCCAAACCAAAGATTAAAGGTGCTCAATACACCTATGAGCCGTATAGGTTTCAATGATCTTCCTTTTGGCTCCATCATCGGTAGTGTAGAGATTGTAGACTGTGTGCAAAATCATCCCTCAATATGGGCGGATAAAGGTGTTTCTAACTGGGTACTCACTAATCCCGTTCTCTTTGAAAAGCCAATTGAAAATGTAAGAGGAAAATTAGGATTATGGAACTATGACTGGGAGGAAACAATATGAAATACAAAGTTACAAGAGTTGAGTTAATAGATAGCATTTTAAACAAGTCCGTAGTTAACAGAGTACAAGATTTAACGGATGATATCGAAGTATATCGAAAGGAATTAAAAGAGGTACATAGATGTAAACGTGTGCTTTTGGTGTACGAAGAACTGCAAAAATAAAAGCGGCTGGCGTAATTTCGCCAACCACTCTCATAAGCACAAAGCTTATAGCTATTAGGAACAGCAAATATATAAAATCTTTGTGCTTATGGCAAGTAAAGCAGTAAATAATTACATAACTAAACGCTACGAACGCTGGCTTGATTACTCTTTGTATCATTGTGGGCTTGCCAGCATTCCTGATGAAGCGACAGATGTCTTGAATGAGGTCATTTGTTCGCTCCTTCAAAAGAAAAACAAGTTACTGGACAAACTACTTGAAACAAGAAAAAATGGCTATACAGAGCTTGATTTCTTTGTTTTGAAGATGATAAAACTAAATGCATCATCTCCGACTTCCCAATACAGGAACAAGTATAAGTCTTTGCCTACGGATGATAATGTAGATTACTCCAGACTGGAGGATATTGAAGATATCCCGGATGAATCAGAAGATAGAAATGCTGAAATACTAAATAAACTGCATTTAGTAAGAGATACATTTGAAAGCCTAGATTTAGGTCCGGTAGCAGCTCGTGTTTTTGAGTTTCATTTCTTCCAGGACGGTAATTTTTCCGACTGGGAAGGTCCGGAGACATTGAAACAACTATATGAGATTTATAACGGAGTGCAGGAACTTATTAGAAAGAAAATTAATGGAAGTTCATTGTTCTAATTTGCAATATTATTACTTTTGGTAAAAAATAACAAAGACATGGCTACAGAAGAAAATATGATTCCAATAGAACCTTATCTTAAGGACTTTAAACAATATCTTGATGCTAATTCAAGATGTATATTATCAGCAAAATTCGGCGATGGGAAAAGCTACTTCATTAGTAGCTTTATAAAAGAATATTCAGATGAATATCTGTTCATTCCAATATATCCTGTAAATTATCAGGTAATGGACAATAAAGATATCTTTGAACTAATAAAAAGAGATATATTGATTAGGTTACTATCGAATAAAGATATCAACATTAATGAAATAGAGTTAAGTAATGCATCGTTAATTTATTCTTATTTTATGAATAAATCAGAAGACGCAATTTTAGATATTATAGACTTGATACCCAAAATCAACGTTTACGGAGTGGATATAAGTATAAGTAGTGTTATCAAAAAAATAAAAAACATAAAAGACAAGTTTGATAAATATAAAGAACAATTTAAGTCAGTTGATAAGACATCAGAATTATATATCACCAAATTTGATTCACTAAAAGGATCAATATATGAATTTGATAGTATTTCTCAATTGATACACGATATAATATGCGAATATAGAAAGCTAAATCCTACTAAAAAAGTTGTTTTGATTATAGAAGATCTTGACAGAATAGACCCTGCTCATATTTTTAGAATACTCAATGTTTTCTCTGCTCATTTCGATAGATATGGGGTTGATAAAACCTGCGGTGATAACAAATTTTGCTTAGATAAAATAGTCACTGTCTGCGATATTAATAATATCAAGAAGATATATGCCCATGTTTATGGAGATAATACTGATTTTACAGGTTATATAAGCAAATTCTCAAACAGTAAAGAATATATCTATTCTTTAAAGGACAAATTGAAATGGTATATCACTAATGTTCTATTGGATAAGGATTTGGTGAAATACCCCAAAATCTGTGACATACTATCAGATATGATTATTTCATCGATGGATGAAAAAGATACAGTAAAAAATAATTTACGCATAATAAAGAATCGCATAAGTAATGCTGATAACTTCATTAGAGTAAAGAATATCTATTTAAGTAAAAAATTATCAGGTATATATATTACCTCAAATTCAGATTTTATAAAGTTATTAGCCCTACTAAAAGCATTTGGATTTAACTTCAATCTTTTTGATATAGATCCCGTATTCGACGAATTCGTAAAAATAGTTGGTAAATATTGGACATTAGCTACATTTTTTGAGAAAAAAATAATATTTGAACCATATTATAGCGATATAAAAGTTGCATATTATAGAGAAATGGTATATGATACTGGTGCTTGGCAACAGTATTATTCTATCTCCAAATGCTTAGAGGGTAACCAAGTTTTGGATTTTGATTTGTCACACTGGAGTATAGAATCAGGCGCTGCAGCACTTACTTTTAATCAATTAAATAATATAGTAGATTATATCAATAGAGAAGTTATCATCTAAAACATCTGTTCAATAATAATGGAAACAACCCAGGAATCTATATTTTAGTTGAAATTCCTTGGTCATGGAAGAAAAAGAAAAAATTAAAATTGATCCCCGGAACTATCGTATCCATGGGGACGAAAACAAGCGGCTTATCCACAAAAGCCTTGTTGAATGTGGAGCCGGTCGGTCCGTGTTGGCTGACCGGAATAGTGTGTTAATCGCTGGAAACGGTGTCTATGAGGAAGCCCAAAAGTTAGGACTCAAAGTACGAATTATCGAGTCCGATGGTAAAGAGTTAGTCGTTATTAAGCGTACCGACTTATCTACGGAAGATGAAAAAAGAAGGTTGCTTGCCTTAGCGGACAATCATACTTCCGATACTTCTAAATTCGATTGGAAGTTAGTGATAGAAAACTTCTCGCCTGATGTATTGAATGATTGGGAGTTTTCAGTAGACGAGATCGAACTTTCGACTGATATCCTTAATTCTGACGATGAGAAAAATAATAATCTTTATACAAAAAAAATAGTATCTCCAATCTACACACCGACTGGTAATAAACCTGCAATATCAGAACTCTATAATCTTGAAACTTACAATTATCTGATGAAACAAATTCAGGAGTGTAATTTAGACAAGCAGACTAAAGATTTTCTTCAGATTGCAGCTTCAAGGCACATTGTTTTCGATTATGGAAAAATTGCTGAATTTTATGCTCATTCAAACAACATCATTCAAAATTTAATGGAAAATTCAGCTCTTGTCATTATAGATTTTAATAAAGCTATTGAACTAGGATATGTTTGTTTAAAGAAAGAATTGTCAGACTCATATTTGGAGGATTATAGCAATGATGAAAAATAATAGCTTCGTTGCATTGATACTTACACATGGGCGTCCTGACAATGTACATACAATAAAAACATTACGGAAATGTGGCTATACAGGTGATATTATCATAGTATTAGATAATGAAGATCCGAAGATAAATCGTTATCGCAAAAACTACGAAAACATATATGTATTCGACAAAAAAGAAATAGCATCAGAAACAGATGAGGGTGATAACTTCAATGATCGTCGAGTTATTATTTATGCGAGAAATGCTTCTTTTGAAATAGCAAAAGAAAAAGGCTACCAATATTTTATTGAGTTAGATGATGATTATACGGAATTCTCATACACTTATAATCAATATGGTGAAATGAAGCAGAAAAACATTCTCAATCTTGATAAAGTATTTGATGCTCTAATTGATTTCAAGAATAAAACAGGTGCTTTGGCTGTTGCATTAGCTCAAAGAGGAGATTTTATCGGAGGAAAGGAGAATAATATAGTTCGTGGTGAATTACTTAAACGGAAAGCTATGAACTCATTTATCTGTGATACAAACATGTCTTTTAAGTTTTTTGGTAAAATTAATGAAGATGTAAACACCTACACTTTACTAGGAAGTAGAGGAAATTTGTTTTTTCAGATTCCACATGTATCTTTGAATCAAGTAGCAACTCAACAATCAAATGGCGGAATGACTGATATTTATTTGGATAGTGGGACTTATGTTAAGTCTTTCTACACAATTATGTATGCTCCTTCTTGCACAAAGATACGCCCAATGGGAAGCGTGTATAGACGCCTACACCATAATATTAATTGGAATAATGCCATTCCTAAAATAATTCCAGAGAACTGTAAAAAGTAGCCCCTATTTATATTTTAATTTGAAGATTATCCAAGTTAAGGCAAGAGTTATCACAATTTGTTAGTTATTGTTAGTTTATGACAGAGAAGAAGAATCCGGACGAGAAGAAAAAAAGAGGGCGTAAATCGGAGTACCAAAAAGAGTATGCCGATCAAGCTCTTAAGCTTTGTTTATTGGGGGCAATAGATAAAGAACTCGCCGAGTTCTTCTCTGTTTCTGTACAGACTTTAAACAAATGGAAAAAAGACTATCCCGAATTTCTTGAGTCCCTAAAAAAAGGAAAGAATATTGCGGATGCTAACGTTGCATCTCGGCTATATAATCGTGCTATCGGTTATTCCTGTAAGGCAACAAAATTTGCAACATCCGAAGGAAGAATAACAGACTCAAAAGAATATATTGAGCATTACCCACCTGATACGACAGCCGCTATATTCTGGCTGAAGAACCGGCAGCCGGAGAAATGGAGAGACAAAAAAGAAGTTGATGCAAATGTGAACCTTGGTGATGAATTGGAAGAATTGAGTGACGAACAACTACAGGCTATAATTGATGGCAAAGAAGAAGAGTAAAAGACATATATTGATTCGTAAAGCAAAAGCTGCTACTATACTCCGCAAACGAATAGCAAAGAAAGACTTTTGGGCGTTTTGTTTGTACTATGATCCGAAGTTTTTCTCTAAACGTCTGTTCCTAAAAAAGGTCGCAGAAGCGTTCATGCGTGTGTATGAATCATATTCTGCCGGCATAATCTACCGTCTTGCTGTCAGTATGCCACCACGTGCCGGAAAGTCTTATATATCTTCTCTATTCATTGCCTGGATGTACGGACACTTTCCGGAAGAGTCAGTTATGCGTAACTGTTGTTCGGATACTCTCTATAATAAACTATCATACGATACTCGAGATGTTGTGAAATCTAGGCGTTTTAAAGAAATATTTCCCGATATCCATTTAAAGGGTGATAAGCAGAATGTCAAGAGCTGGAGTGTGGAAGGTGCACGACAAGTATCCTACTTCGGTGGTGGTGTTGGTGGTACCATTATTGGATTTGGTGCATCAATGCTCGCCATGACGGATGACTTGTACAAGAGTCTGGAAGATGCATTATCGGATAATAACAATGAAAAGGTATGGTCATGGAAACAAGGTACACACGATTCCCGCATTGAAGGAAGCTGCTGTATGATTGATATTGGTACTCGCTGGTCCTCCAATGACGTTCTCGGACGTATAGAAGAAGCCAGTAAGTATAATGAAATTATCCGTATTGCGGCACTTGATGAGAACGATGAAACCTTTTGTGCCGATGTACATACTACGGAATACTACCGGGAACTTCGTTCTGAAACAGACGAAAGTATTTGGATGGCCGAGTATATGCAGGAGCCGTTCGAAGCCAAAGGGTTACTATTCCCTAAATCGTCTCTCATACGCTTCAAACTAGCCGATATTGCAGGGAAAAAACCTGATGGGACACTTGGAGCTTGTGATACAGCCGATAAAGGAGATGATGATTTCTGCGCACCATTCGCAAAGGTGTTTGGTCCAAAATACTTCATTACCGATATTCTTTTCACTAAAGATCCTGTCGAAATCACAGAACCACGCTTGGCACAAATGGTAATAGATACCGAATGCGACCAGCTACGCATTGAGTCAAATAATGGTGGTCGTATCTTTGCTATCAATGTGCGTAAGCTTGTTACATCAAAAAAGAAATCGTGTGTTATACAAGCCCGGCCAACAACCCAGCACAAGGAAACACGTATCATAATGAAAGCTGGCTGGATAAAAAAGCATTGTGCTTTTCTTGATGAAACAGAATATTCCAAAGGATCAGACTACGGTCGTTTCATGAAAGCGTTTACCAATTACAAACGTGAAGGTGATAACGCGCATGACGATGCACCAGACGGAATGACCATCCTTGCAGAATTTGCAGAATCGCTTGGCTTGAAGTTCAAAACATCTACTCGTAAGGTGGGGCGTGGATAAATTTTAATTCAAATTATTCAACAATTCCAAATATGTTTCCCTATGTGACTTTATGTTATTAAGAGATACTAATATACTTTCATATGTCTTTTTTAAGATATTGTCATTTGGTAATGTGGATTTCAAATTGAAATCGGAGTCTATAGATGCAGATTTATCAATAGACTTTATAGATTGAAATTGGATTTGTAAGGTATTTGATATAGCACTAATCGCTTTATCACAACCGCTAATACATTGTATATATTCACTTTTTGTCATATTCATCTTATAATTTAGAGTTTATATGCAAATGTAATACATTCCTTTTAATTATATATATTTTAAGAGAAAATATATGCCAGACATTAAGGATATTCTAAAAAATGAAGATTTCGGTAGCATAGTAGGTGATTTATGCGTTGATACCCGTGATAATCGTAATCCTCGTGAGTATATGGAGGAATACAACGGAGATAGAACCCGTCGTAAAGAGTCTGTTGGATATCGGGAGTCTAAAAAGATTGCTGTATATTCAGATACAGAAGTAGAAATTGACCCCGAAACAGGAGCCGAAAAGCCAAAGAGACTAGAAGACAAGACTGTCGATGTAGCTAAGGTCGTAACCAACCTACCTAAAAAGATCGTCCGCACATCTGTTGCTTTTCTGTTTGGCGGTGAAATGACTATCACAGCAGAAGATTCGAATGACGGATTTGATGAGTTTAAGAAGGTCTATAAGCGAAAGCTCAAGATGCAATCGGTATTGAAAGAGTTTGCTCGCAAAGTATTGTCTGAAACTAAAGCAGCTATTGTATTCTATCCTGTCACTAAAGATGACGGAAAAAGCCAGTTGAAGGTTAAGATTTTATCTACTCCCAAGGATAGTAATGTCGAATGTGAATTTTATCCACACTTTGATGAAGACGACGATATGGACGGCTTTATCTATAAGTACAATGCAGAAGTCAATGGCCGTACTTGCGAATGCGTGAAAGTCTATACGAAAGATGTTATCTATTCCGGTATTATGGACGGTGTTTGGCAAGTGAAAAAGATAAAGAATCGTTTTGGCAAGATTCCGGTAGTATATGCCGAAGTCGATTGTCCGGATTGGGAAGATGTCACTAATTTGATAGACAAGAAAGAAATGAGACTTTCCCGCCTATCAGATACTAATGACTACTTTTCAGAACCGATACTGAAAACTTATGGTTTGGCTAATCTTCCGAGCAAAGAAACTGTAGGCAAAGAGTTAAACTTTACTATGGAAGTAGATGCGGATACCGGTAATGCATATCACGGTGATGCAGATTACTTAGCATGGCAACAGTCCTGTGAATCCGTAACACTTGAACTTAACCAGTTAGATGATGCAATACATTCCGGATCTTCAAGTCCTGATTTATCTATGAGTAAACTAATGGGGCTTGGCAACCTTAGTGGTACCTCACGTCGTTTTATGTTGATTGATGCAGAGATTAAGGCATCTGAACAAATGGAGATATTCGGCCCGGCAGTTCAACGTACAGTGGCAATAGTTCAGGCTGGAATGGCTAATATTACGCACACTAAATATGCATCACAATTAAAAGATAACTACATTGAGGTTGAGTTTGGTAGTATTCTCCCACAAGATCTAGCTGAAGAACTTAAGAACCTTGAAACTGCTTCTCAATTCAATAGCAAGGAAACGATTATAAAGAATTCACCATACACTGACGATGTGGAAACAGAATTGAATCGTAAGAAGCAAGACGAAAAAGAGACTGCACAGAATAATTCATTTATTGGAGCAACTTTATAATCTATGCCCGGACTTTCTTTCTACGACAAACAACATATACAGAAAATTGCTGCACAGCAGGCCGTAATAGCCAATATCTTTAATCAGTTTATACTTTCTGTTTCCCCGTATCTCCGTAAATGGTCTGATGCGGGGAAAAACAATGTATGGATAAGTAATCAGGGAATAGAGAGTGCAGTTGACCGGGAACTGCTGAATCTTGAATCAATGCTATATGCTAATATCTCTGCATTTCAAAAGGACGGTTGGGAACGAGCAGAAAGAAAGAATGATGATTTTATTTCCCAGTTCATCAAGGGAATGTCTATTTCCAGTGTAACAAAAGATGGTATGTTCGCTCATAGCTTATCTGCATTTGAAGCTCTAAAGAACGATATAGATGCTAACGGATTCAAGTTATCTGATAGAGTTTGGAATATTACGCAACAAACGAAATCGCAACTCGAATTCTATCTTGATAGTGGCGTAGTTGCCGGACGTAATGCAAACGGAATCAGTAGTGATATACGGCAAATTTTGCAAAATCCCCAAAAACGCTTTCGTAGGATCCGGAATGAGAAAGGTGAATTAGTTTTGTCTCAACCGATGAAAGATTACCACCCAGGGCAAGGGGTTTATCGTTCAGCATATAAAAATGCTCTCCGGACATCTGCAACAACTACGAACATTGCTTATCGAAGTGCAGACTATGAACGTTGGAGTAAACAGGATTTTATACTAGGTATCGAAATACATCGTTCTAGCAATAACCGTGGCCCATGTAGGATATGTGATGCAATGGTCGGCAGATATCCGAAAACGTTCAAGTTTACAGGCTTTCATCCTTTTTGTATCTGCTTTGCCACTCCTATCACCATGGAGCCGGAAGATTTTGCTGATTTCTTGCTGAATGATACGGTTCCGCAAGGTCAGACTATTACGGATATTCCCCAAGCGGCAAAGGATTTTGTTGCCAAGAATAAAAACGAGCTACAATCCACTTTCTGGTATAAGGATAACTTTTTAGAAAATGAGACATCAGAAGAAAAGGAGGGACATGTAAGACAAAAAACTGAAAAACAAGAGAATGTTGTAAAACCTAAAAATGAGACATTTGATATTTATCCTACTAATAATGGGAATGTTCGAATCAGTTCACTTCATGGTAAAAATGAGAAGGAAGAAAATTTAAAAGTAGCATCCTATTTAGCGAATAAATATGGGTATGAGATTGCTTTGATAGCAAACCCTGATAATAAAAAATCCGCGGACTCATTCAATAAGACATTAAATGTGGCACAAGAATATAAAATGAATATGACGGCTACAAAAAGCTCAATAGATAATCTGCTACGTTCTGCTGCAAGACAAGCAGATAACGTGGTATTGTGGATAGAATCGGATATCTCATTGAACGAACTCAGTACAGCTATTCACAGCCGTGTAAAAAGAAGTAAAATAAAAAGTGTGACAATTGTAAGAGGTAATAAAGATAAGACTTATCATAGAGATGAGATCATACAGAATGACTTTAAAATACAACAGGCAGACCTGATATGATCAAATCTGCCTGAGGTGGGGTGTAAGCCCTTTCGGGTGAACACCGAGACAAATATACGATTTTTTTTAATAACAAACAAATTCTCAGAAGTGAGTATTTTATGGAAAAATTATATTGGCTTATATTTTAATAGAAAATCGTTATGACAATCATTGATGCAATTAAAAAGGGCTTGAAAGCCGCAGGTGTAAACGAAAAGTACGCTGCTAAGGTGCAGAAACTATTCAAAATCGAAAAGGAAGAAGATATCGACACTTATGTCGCCTTGTTCAAGGACAATATTCTTCCTGACCTTGAAGATACATCAGCAGTAGAAAAAGCGAGAAAGGATGCTATCGCTGAGTACGAGAAGAATAATGGTCTGAAGGACGGTAAACCTATCAAACCGGTTAAAAAGACAAAGAAAACGGCAAAATCCGAAGAAGATGATGAGGACGAAGACGAGGACGAAGATTTCGAAGGTTTGCCTGCTTCTGTTGTTAAGTTGTTGAAAGCTCAACAGAAGCAAATTTCCGAGTTGACCGCATCTGTTTCGACTGTCGCTTCAACACTAACAACTTCTACAAAACAGGCGTCCGCCAGAACACTGTTTGCAGAAGCGAAGCTTCCTGATAAATGGTTCAATCGTATTGATGTCAATTCTGAAACTTCTATCGAAGAACAGATTAAAGGGTTGCAAGAAGAATACGCTGAAATCAGGCAGTCGGTAATAGATGATGAGGTCGCCGGCGGTGGCTACAAGCCTAATTCCTACAAGCCCAAAGAACGTTCAGAGAAAGAATGGCTGGAACTAATGGAGGACGAGGAAGGTGCTAATAACGGGACTGCCAGCCTTGGACTTGAAGAATAATAATTAATAATTAAAAGCTATGTTCAGAAAAAAGCAAAGTGAATTTCAGTATGCCCCCGGAATCGAAAAGATTATCGAGGACATTCAGGGTGGTGGAACTATTACCCGTGCGGAACTGAAGGGAATCATTGATGAACTTCCTCCGCTTGTTATAGTGGGTAAGGACGCTAATGGTCTTTATCATACTGTTAAGACTGGAAGAGTTACGGCTGTTGCGGCTGCCGATGCAGTAACTATTCAGGTAGCAAAGAATCATGTGTTTAAAGTTGGGGAAGCGGTTACAATCGGCGGTGCTTTAACTGGAGCTTCCGATGTAATCTCCGCAATCGACAAGACCGCCCCGGCCTATGACACAATAACTCTTGCCGGTCCGATTGGGGCTGCGAAAGTAGATGATGTGTTAGTGCTTGTAACTGCTAAAGCTGCTGCAAAAGCCGCTAAGTTCAAGTATGTACCGGAAGTTATCACAATGAACAAGGTCGATGTAACGGTTGCTAACCAGCAATCCGGACTTCTGGTACGCGGTACTGTAAATGAGGCAGTAATGCCTTATCCAATTGACGAAGCGATGAAGGCGTTGCTTCACTTTATCCGTTTTGTGTAATCCATTAATTCATAACTATATATGGAAAGAAGTTTAATTAAACAAGTGAACCGTAAGAATATGGGCGCCCGCCTTAACTCGCGTAAGGTCAAGCCGGTGTTCTTCCCTAATTTCTTCGGTGTAAAGCAGAAGAACTCTCTGAAATGGGAGACTCTTACAGGCGAAAAAGGTGCACCAGTTATCGCTGACGTTATTTCATTCGATTCTTCCGCACCGCAAAAGAAACGTGAAGTTATCGGTAAGATGTCAGGTGATATTCCTAAGACTGCTGTAAAGCGGGGTATGAACGAAAGTGATTGGAATGAATACCAGCAACTCAGCCGTGATTGTGAAGGCGATTCAGATTTGAAATCACTTCTTGACCTTGCGTTCAAAGACCAGGACTTCGTATATAACGCTGTTCGTGGTCGTTTCGAATGGTGGTGTATGCAGTTGATGTCTAAAGGTGGATTCGTCCTCAATTCAAGCAATAACAATGGTATTGTTACTGAAGAATTTGTAGGCTGTGGTATGCCTAATGAAAACAAGAAGGTTGCTGCTGTGGATTGGTCTAAGTCAACAACGGCCGACGGCTTGCAGGATATTGAAGATACCGTAGTTGCCGCTTCTGCCGAGGGTGTCACTATCAAATACGTAGTAATGCGCAAAGATAGATTTGCTCTATTGAAGAAGCAGAAGGCTGTTATTGAAAAGGTTAAGGGCTGGATTAATCAGAAAGAAAAGCTGACTATCTCCAAGAAAGTTATCAATGAGTATCTTGCCGCCCAAGAGAATACGGAAGGTGTTCAGATTGTTCTTGTAGGTCCGTCTGTTCGTATTGAGAATGCTGCTCATCAACGTATTACGATTAATCCATGGGAATCCGCTAACATTTGTTTCTTGGAAGATTTGCAGTGTGGTGACATTCAGCATGGCCCTATTGCAGCAGAGCATTCTGTTGAATACAAGAAGAAAGCTTCCACGTTGAAAAAAGACTTTGTTTTTATCAGCAAGTGGTCTGAGCTGGAACCGTTCAAAGAGTGGACTAAAGCGGAAGCTAACGCTATTCCGGTAATCAATGACCCTGATGCAATGTACATCATGAAAACTGATGGCCAGTCATGGACGGAAGGCGAAGATACTGAAAAAACAGACGAAGAGGGTTATTAATCATCTATTATGGCAACAATCAGAGAAACAATACTGGAATATCCCTCTATTGAGGATATGGAAGGCTTTTTGAAAAAGGTAGTCTTTGTAAAGCGCGGTATTAATCCCGAAGCGGAATGTACTGCTGAAAACATGAAGCAAGTCGGTCTTTGCGTTGCTGATACGTATGCCATGATGGTAAACTCACAGGATTTCAGTGAGAATAAGCTTTCTGTTACTCATCCCCGTTCTTTCTATATCCAGACTGCAAAGCAGTTGTATATAGAGAATGGGGAACCGGAGAAGGCCGGTAAGCTTGGGAAACGAATCATTATCAAGGGAAGGGCAGGGAACAGATGGTAAAACGGTATCCACATACAGCGATAGTAACTATGTCTGCTAAAGGACGGCTTGTTGACGGTGAATGGGTTCCGGGAATACCGGTTGAAATATCTGTCTCCGGACGTTATGACCCGGTAAGCGATGGAAGAATCGTTCTCAAGCGTAATTCGGCTGGTGATGAAGCGCAAGTACATGGCTATTTCTATACCAAAATGCAGCCGCCGGCTGGTAGTAAGTTTTTGCGTTTGAAAGTCGAATCAAAGGGTATTGATGTACCGGTTATCTGTTGGGAACCTTATCAATCACATTCAATGATTAATGTATGAGAAACGGTATGACACCTCTTTTCGACCAACAGTCACTAGAACGTTGGTTCGAACACTATGAAAATCGAGCAGAAGAAAGAATACTAAAACTTCTACAAAGTGCTGGTGAGAAATTTATTGAGGTGGCCCGTAAAAGAGCTTCATTCGATGACCATACGGGTAATCTTCGTTCCTCTATCGGATATGTGATTGCCAAAGACGGTGAGGTACTCACAGAGAACTTCACGGAGAGCGATAAGGGGACTGACAAGACAACTGGTAAGTACAAAGGTCGTAGGCTTGCAGAAGAAGTCTCTCTTTCTCATACTGGCGGTTATGTGTTGGTTGGTGTTGCAGGAATGGAGTATGCGGCAGCAGTGGAAGCTAAAGGGTATGAGGTCGTTTCAGGAGCTAATACGCAATGTGAGAAGTATCTAAGAGATTCATTGAAATTAATTTTTAGTAAGATGTAATTATGGACGAGTTTGATGCTGTTGATATAGTTTATGATGCTGTGGTCGATGCGGATACCGATATTGTGATTTACAAGGATGCATCAGAAGCGGGTGTTACTAATGAGCATATCGTTATCAATCACCTGCAATTGAATGAGCTCGACTTCATTAATAAAGTGCCTGTTAACGTCAATATCTTTGTCCCTTTGAATGAAAACGGCATGCCCCGACGTCAGCGCATGAAGGAACTTAGGCGTAAGGTTAGGAAATCGCTTGATTCAATCAATAGCAATGACGGTACATGTAAAGAAGTGACAGTTCTCTGGAGTGTTCCAATGCCGGACTTAAAAGAGAAATTCGCTTGTACAAATATTAGATTAGAAATTTTAATAGAACAATAATTATGGCAGGAGAAGTAAGACCTATCGCTATGGGCGTAGGCAGTATTAAATTCGGAACAGTCGGTGACGGTGTCCCTGGAGCGGACCTCAAAGAATTCCCTCTTCCGACAAAAGGAAGTGTTGCATTCAACTTTGCAGACCCAAAGGAGATAAAGGTTGAAACGGAAGGGAGCGATGAACCTTTGTTTGTTGAATTCGTAAAAGATACAACAGATTATATTGAGTTCTCTATTCCTACCCCTTCTAACGAAGTACTCAAGGAGTTAGCGGGTGGTGATATTGACACGACCGGCGGTAAAAACATCTGGAAGAAGCCAATCAATGTCCCTTCTATATCGAAGACATTCCAGTGTGAAACGGTGCCTAAAGCCGGTAAAAAAGTAATCTATACCATTGTTAATGGAAAGGTTACGTCCAAGATTTCACAGGCTCCTGGTTCTGAACAGGCAGAGTTATTGCTTGTACGCGTATATGTGCAAGCAGCCATAACGGCAGCCGGAAAGAAACAGACAGCCTTTATGCGTGAAGTCGTAGCAGTTGTCGATGGCGGAGCTGAAGAGTAAAATGGCTTCCTGTATAGCTAAGTTGGTTAAAGCACTACGTTGTTAGTAGAGACCGGTGGTTCGAATCCACCTACAGGAACAAACAATTTGAAGGATGGAGCCGAAAGTATTGAGGGTTAGTCGCGAATAACCGGAAATATTGCTTGGAAGTACAACGGGCTAGGCTCCTTGAGGAAATTATGAGTATAAAAAACTTATTTCAGCAAGAATCGGAATCTGTAACGGGCCAGCCTGTCAAGATTCCATTTGATTTCACAAACCGAGATTCTATCCCTGAAGGGAAGAACCCCGGCGACTGTATTGTAATAAAGCCTATCACCGTCCGGACATGGTTTAAAATTCGCCCGCTTCTCCTTGAAATTGAAAAGGAAGATATCGATAGGATGATTGTAAAAGAAGGGGAACTGCCGGAAGACTTTCCGGAGCTAATGAACAAGTACGGAGAATTACTTCTTGATGTCGTCTGCCTGGGGATTCACAATAAGCCCAACAATCCACCGGAATGGTTCAAACAGGTTCTTGCAGACAATTCTACATGGGAAGATATACGGATACTATTCAACGCAATCATATATCGTATAGGGTATCACCCTTTTTGCACCTCTATCACGATGTTTCGGAACGTGAGCCCGCTACGAGAGACGGAGATAATAGCCGCTCAGAAAAATCTGCAAAGCTGGAAGGATACAACCAAAGTCGATTCTTAGTTATTGCAAAAGAAGCTCTAGGATTGACTTTTAATGAGACGCTGGATAGTAGCTATGGATTAATAGAGATATTGCTTCAGGAGTACTCCTTTGTAATGAGCGAGCGAAATAAAACGACTGATGAAGACGGAGAAGTCGAAGGACGAGACTATGAATGGATAGAGCTACCAAGTTTTGATAATCCAAACGAGAAGATCCGGATGAAAAGATATTATGATATTAACGGGAAAGTCAAAAGATAAAGTAATTTGCCATTGTGTTTATATATTAGGTTAACTGTTTTTTTATTAAATTGATTTAGAGTTGTTTTTGGTCCCTTGTGTCTGTGAAGATACAGGGGATTATTTTTTCATTTCTTGAAGCATCTGATTGAGAGAAGCATTATCCTGCTGTAGATTTTTAATCAATCTTTTCTGATAAGTGAGCATCCCTTCAATTCTTCCTTCACTCTTCCCTTTCTCGTAGACAGCTTTAATCTCTTCTTCCGTATAGCTACTTTTATTCACTACGGATACGTCTTCATTTTCCTTGGTCATGGCGCTAATGAGTAGTAATTTATATATAGAAAAGGCTATCTTTTCCCTTTTATTCCGACCAAGGACCATAATCTATTATCTTGCAAATTGGATTATGTAGCAAAGGGAATTGATAGCCTATATTATACTTTCTGTAGGCTTATCAACTCCCAATTTGCAAGATTAAAAAATGTCCTTGGTCAAGACACTGCAAAGATGCTTATTCTTCTTGAAATAGCCAAATTTTGGCTCCTCTTTATATTTTAAGAATAAATGCTATATGGGTATTCAGAACAAAGATGGAGCGTTGTATTTCGCAACAGGCATAGATAATTCAGGACTATATTCCGGGCGTCAGGAAGCGATGGGAATCATTAAGGCAATGGCCAGTGAAATTACCGTTTTCGATGTATTCGGTGGGATCGGCATTAGTGCAGGTATCGCATTTGCCAGAGCTGCCAAAGGTGCATACGACTTTGAAAAACAGTTTCAACAAAGCATGAAAGAAGTTGCTACTCTTTCAAATGGAATTAAAGGCAGCTTAACGGATTACATGAATCAAGTTATGGAGATAACTCGTACTATTCCCGTTGAAGCAAACGAAGCAGCCAAAGCTCTCTATCAGATCGTATCTGCCGGACATGACGGAGCCAACGGAATGAAAGTGTTGGAAGCATCCGCAAAAGCTGCTGTTGGTGGGGTAACCGATACTGCTACTGCAGCTGATGCTATAACTACAGTTCTAAATGCTTATAAATTGGATGCTTCTAAAGCCCAGGAAGTTTCGGACCAGTTATTTACCACCGTTCGATTGGGTAAGACTGATTTCGGTCAACTAGGCAAAAGTATAGCCCAGGCAGCGCCTATTGCTGCATCATTTGGCATTGACATAAAAGAAGTCCTGGGTGCAGTAGCATCAATCACCAAACAAGGTGTTCCCACTTCGGAAGCAATGACGAAAATACGTGCTGCTATCTTAGGTACAGCCAACCAGTTGGGAGACGCTGCATTCAAAGGACGTACTTTCCAAGAAGCATTACAACTTATTTATGACAAAGCAGGTGGTTCATCAACCAAAATGAAAGAATTGTTGGGTACCGATGAAGCACTCCAAGCCGCTTTAATGCTTACTGGTGAAAAGGCCAAGGAAGCAGCTTCCGATCTAGACGAAGTTAATAATTCTGCCGGTGCAGCAGAAGCAGCCTTTAAAGAAATGGCTTCATCTGCCGAAAATCAAATGAAACTACTTGGAAATAATATAACAGCTACCCTTCGTCCCCTTGGAAAAGAGATTTTAAAACAAATATCAAGTGCCGCACAATCAATAAATAAGGCATTTGATAATGGAAATGCACAGGAATCATTAAAAACTATTGGTGCCCTAATAGTTACCGTTACTACGGCTCTCGCTGGATATAAAGGAAGTATTTTGGCTATAAGTACCGCTAAACAAGTACATGCAACAGTTACAGCTATTGTTAACAAGCAGCGGACTATTGAAGCGGCTAACTTGGTATTGACTAAAGGCATGTATGCCGTTGAAGCTGCAATGATTGCCAAAAACACATCTGCACGTGTTTTATTGACAAAAGCTCTCAAAGCCCAAACGATTGCACAATTAAAAAATGCAGCAGCGATGCTAACCAACCCTTATGTGCTGGCTGCCGCTGCATTTGCAACGCTCGGTTACGCAATATACCATGTGGTAACGGTTGAGACAGAAGCTGAAAAAGTACAGAGAAAATATAATGAAGCATGCAAAGCATATACCGAACAAGCTGATAATTTGAAAAAAAGTGCTACAGATTTACTTTCAACGATACGCGATGAGACTTCTGCAAATTATGAGAAAGTTATAGCATATAATAAGCTTCAAAGCATTATGCCAAATATTTTTAAGAATATGGATATTGAAAAACTTAAATTGATGGATATCCTTTCTTTAAATAAGATGATCGCAGAAGAAGTTCAGAGACGTGCACGAATTGGAGCACAAACCAAATTGATTATGGCTCAACGTAATTATAACTCAATTCAGTCTTTAATTGCTGAAGATTCAAAACGTGGAACTTATTCCGGACAATATGACATACAACTTGGCAGGGCTAAAATAGAAGTTGATGCAGCTCAAAAGGTTGTAGATAATATTGCAAAGATTCAAAAACAAGCGAAAGAAGAAGATAAAAAAGAAAACAAAAAGGCGAAGATTCAAAATAAAGCCTTTTGGACCAAGCAAAAAGATGATGCAACGAAAGCACTAGATTCAATAGCTTCGGCTCAAAAGAAATTGATGGATGCTGGAAATTTCAAAGGGATTGATGCTACTGTCGTTACTGCTTACAAAGAAAATATCAAAAAACTAAAAGAAGCAGAGAAAGAATTAAAAGTTTATGATTCATTTTCCAAACAGGATGATAAGGCACAAAAATTACATGAAGAACAGGAAAAGTATGCTATCCTTCTAGATAAACAAAAGTTAGAAAGCCAACGTCAAACCGAAGACTTGGAGAATCAAATAGCGCAGTCTAGAATTGATGCTATGGTGTCCGGAGAATCTAAGGTGCGTGCTCAACGCGAATTAGATAACCAAAAAGAAATCCAGGTGTTAAAACGTCAGAAAGAAGATTATATCCGAGCTGTCATTCGGGCTGAAAAAGATAAGTACGACGCCCAGGAAGAATTAAACGCTAAGAAAGATAAAAGCTACAGGAAAAAAACATTTAATCCTTCTATTGTAAAGGTCAATACGATAAAGTTTAACGAGTTAATATCAAACGAGTTGATACAACAGGCTATTGCTCCCTATAAAGAGGAGATGCAAGCTTGGAATGAGTATCTTGTTGAATATGGAAACTTTCAACAAAAGAAATCTGCTATCAATGCGGAATATAATCAGAAGATAGCAGAAGCTACAACCAAGGGTGAAAAAGAGTCTCTAAAAAAAGAACGGGATAGTAAACTGAAAGAAGTAACTTTTGATGAACTAAAGAAGACTATCAATTTTGCAGATATTTTCGGGGACTTGAATACACAGTCTACGGAAACTCTCACCAAGATGCGTAATAAACTGAAAGAGATAATAAATAAGTCCGCGAAAGATTTAAAACCGACTGATTTAAAAGAACTGCAAGAAGCATTCAGTAATATTGATTTGAAGATTGCAGAAAGAAATCCTTTCGGGGAACTTAAACAAGGCATTGAAGGCTATAAAAATGCTACAGAAGCCGTAATAAAGGCGCAAGAGGATTTGAATACAATACAAGAGGGTGGAGAAGTTGTTGTTGGAACATATACTGATGAAACCGGAAAACTGATAACTAAGTTGCTTACTCAGGAGCAGGCAGAAAGAAATTTATCTGATGCGCAGAAGGGGCGTCTTGAATCGCAAGGCAAATTGACAAAAGCGGTTAATAGTATAGGGCAACAAGGGCAACAGTTGGTAAACGCCGGTAATAACTTAGTTGATATGCTTACAAATCTAGGTGTTGAGGTCCCCGAATCTATTTCCGGTGCTCTTTCCGGATTAGGGCAAATCATGAACGGGCTTGAAAGCATTGATTTAACAAAGCCATTCAGTATAATTTCATCAACTACGGGGATTCTTGCCGGTATAACTAAAACTATATCCAGTTTCTTTGGGGGGCCGGACGGTACCGCTTATTATGAAGGAGTAAAGGAACAGCTTGAGGCAATAAATAAGGTCTATGATCGTATTATTGACAAAAGCAAGGAGGGGATAGTTTTTGGTGGTGGATTTGCTTCTGTAAAATCTGCTATCCAAGCGTTGGATAATTACGAGAAGAAAGTTATTAATCTTCAAAAGATTGCCACCGCTTCTGGACGTGCCGGTGCAAGTTGGAAGTCTCATAGTGCAGAATGGCATTCTAACAAAAATGTCGGTGCAGTAGGTGGTTTTGAGCAGATGAGCGACATCCTAGGTAAATCAATAAGCTCCATGACAGACTTGTATAGTTTGTCAGGAGATGAATTGTTCATCATCCAGTCCCGAATGCCGGAAGCATGGAGCTTGATTGATGCCAGAATCCGTGAAAATTTGGATAGCATCGTAGCCTGTAAAGATGAAGCGAATGAACTGAGGGATGCTCTTAATCAAGCCATGACAGGGGTTGATATTGATTCCTTCTACAATGGGTTTATTGACCAGTTATCCGATATGGATACTTCTTTTGAAGATATGTGTGATAACTTTGAGGGATATTTACGTAAGTCAATCATGGCAGGGTTAGTTGCTAGTCAGTATCAAGACCGTATAAATGCTCTTTATGGACAATGGAGTGATGCTGCCCAAAGCGATAAGGAAATAACAGAAGAAGAAGCAAATGCACTGAAAAATCAATATCAACAGATTGTCAAAGATATGATGCATAACCGTGAAGAAATGGCTAAGTCTTTCGGTTGGGATAGCGATGAAGATTCTAAGCGTGAAGTTTCCAAGAAGGGAATTGCAACTGCTTCACAAGATTCTGTGACTGAAAATAATGGACGGCTTGCCGTTGTACAAGAACATACTTATTCAATCAATGAAGGAGTAAAACAGATATATTCCAATACGGGTAAGATTGTAGAAAAACTTGCATATCTCTCTAACATGGACAAAAATATGAACGAAATGATGAGAAATGGTGATCTTATCATTACTTACTTGTCAGATATTAGTAGTCATACTGCACGTCTCGAAGCTATTGAGAAGTCGATAGAATCTATCAGAATGGGGATTGATACATTAAATACTAAAGGCATAACGTTAAAGCGATGACAGGACAATTCTACATAGACGGAATAGATGCATATATCAGTCTAGGTGTATGCATTGCAAAAGGAAGCTATAATAATCTTGTAGCATTTCCTGCCATGAAGGAACCTGATAAAAATGATTGGCCGGAAGAGGACGGACAGGAATTTGATCTTTCCAGTCCTACACTGGATACGACTGAAGTAAGCATTGAGTTTGCATATATAGGTAGTCTAGGCATTGGCGGACTTATTGATAAGCTCTCGGACTTAAGTTATCATGAGTTCCGTTTTCCATTGATTGACAGAACATATACCTTACGACTATCTTCTCAAAATAGCTATGTTATCAATACAGGTCATGAGGTTGCTAAGTTTTCTTTTACCAATGATTTCCCCCGTCCGGCTGATTACGTCTACCGGGAACCTGCTAACTATATTCCTATGCCAAAGGGGTATGAGATAGATAATAAGGATTTGTCTGATTATGGCGTGGTAGTTCTTCAAGGTAGTAATGCCGAGATATTGAAAACTCCGGCAGTAAAGAAAAACCTATTACAGAGTTTCAAACGTCAGGACGGAGCAACCTATGACGGTGAAGTTGTGAAATTCCAAACCAAAGAAGTATCTCTCAAATGCCTGATGCGGGCCGGGACGATTGAAGGATTTTGGCGGAACCATGATGCCCTTCTGCATGATCTCACTAAGCTATCAGTCAAGACTGATGATGAAGGATATGAGTATTCCGATGCGGAACGTATATTTTATTGTGACGAGTGGAGTGAAAGCTATCCCTGCTATTATAAGAGTTGCCAGACCAATGATTTCATGCTAAATAATGGCATCTGGTGGGAGTTCACTTTAAAGCTTGTATTTACCAGCTTCCGGATCGGAGAAACGGAGTTCTTGCTTGCCTCCGAAGCTGGTGAGTTTATCATGACAGAGGACGGAGAGTTTTATATTGACTTAAATTGATGTATTATGCCATTAAAAAAGAAAAGAATATCAGAGTTGAACGAAGCCAGCGACATGAAAGGCTTCTACACTATCGGCTACCGGATAATCAACGGTGTTAGGACAAGCCTTAAATTCGGTTTAGAGAAGGTTCAGACAGCCTTGGATAATATGCTCAAGGCTACGGATGATGCCAAGTCTGCAACTAGCGATATGCGTCAATTAGAGGCTACTGTTGAAGGTAATGAATCAACCCGTGAAACTGCTGAATCCCGTCGTAATGCTTCCGAACAATCCAGGCAGACAGCCGAGACGAATCGTTCCCACGAAGAACAAGCCCGGGAAGCTGCTGAATCAGTACGCGTTACTAATGAGAATGTACGTAAGATTGCAGAAACTGGACGTTCTACTGCTGAAACTACACGGGATAATGCAGAAAAGAAACGTGTCACCACTGAAGGTACACGTGAATCTAACGAACAGGCAAGAAAGACTGCTGAAACGGGGAGGGGGTCGGCAGAATCCGAACGAGTATCTGCCGAAACTGCCCGTAAATCTGCCGAGACAGGTCGGGTAACAGAGGAGAACAAGAGAAAGACTGCTGAAACTTCCCGGACCACGGCTGAAACCGGTCGTTCCTCTGCCGAGAATATAAGAGTTCAAAATGAGAACGCACGTAAATCTACCGAAGAATCCCGCGTTATAGCAGAAGGCAAACGGGTGACGGCTGAAAACGGACGTACTGATGCTGAATCAAAACGTGTCTCTGACGAACAAACACGCAAAAGCAATGAAGAAACTCGCAAAACAGCCGAAAGTGGGCGTTCTTCTGCTGAATCGGAACGTGTGAAGGAAGAAGATAAACGAAAAACTTCTGAAACGACACGTTCTACTGCTGAATCCACCCGTGTTTCTGCCGAGGATAAGAGAAAGGCGGATGAAGCGACAAGAGGAACAAATGAAAGCTCACGTGTGGCTGCCGAATCTAACCGTGTTGCCGTTGAATCCGAACGAGTATCTGCCGAAACTGCCCGTAAATCTGCCGAGACAGGTCGGGTATCCGAGGAAAACAAGAGAAAGGCTGCTGAAACTTCCCGCTCTATGGCTGAAACTTCCCGGGCATCAGAAGAAGACAAGAGAAAGCAGAATGAGGATGCTCGCAAAACTGCGGAAGGTGCCCGTTCATCAAATGAGGCTAAGCGTGTAAATGCCGAAACGGAACGTGTAGAAGCCGAATCTAAACGTAAGTCAGAGTATGCCGGTATTGTGCAGGAAATGACAACTGCTACGGAAGAAGCCGGTGCAGAGCTTGCAGCCGTTAAGAAAGCAACTGACGATGCAAATGCAGCTAAGAACGCATCTGTTGAGCAGACGGCTCTTGCTAAGAAAGCTACGGATGCGGCTAATACTGCAGCTGGTAGTGTCAATGCTGCTAAAGATGCTGCAACTACTGCGGCGAATAATGCTAATGCAGCCAAAACAGCATCAGAGGCACAAACAGTTCTTGCTAAGAAGGCTACTGACGATGCGAATGCGGCCAAGGATGCATCTGTAGTACAAACAGGTCTAGCCCAAAAGGCTACTGATGAGGCAAATGCTGCTGCATTGGCTGCTAACAATGCTGTATCGGGAGTTGACGCAAAGGTGAAGGCTGCGGTCGATGCACTTGTAGCCGGAGCACCGGACGCCCTCGATACGCTTATTGAATTGGCTAACGCTCTTAACAATGATCCGAATTTTGCGGCCACTATGGCAACAGAGTTAGGGAAGAAACTCAATATTTCCGATATTGTCAACAATCTGACAAGTGGTGGAACCGGCAAGGTCCTTTCCGCTGAACAGGGAAAAGCGTTGAAGGCCATTTTGGACTCTCATAATCACGATACAGTATATGAGAAGATTATCAATAAACTCACTGCCTTCAATAAGAATTTCGGTACTTCTGTCGGAACTGTTTGTGAAGGTAACGATTCACGTCTAAGTGATGCTCGTGTACCGAAAGCGCACACACATAAGAAAGCGGATATTAGCGACTTCCCAACCTCTATGCCGGCTAGTGATGTACCTGCATGGGCGAAAGCTGTTAGTAAGCCAACCTATACAGCGAGCGAAGTCGGAGCTTCTCCGTCAAGTCACAATCATGCGGGAACTTACGAACCTGCATTTACCAAGAACTCTGCTTTCAACAAGAATTTTGGAACGGCTAAAGAAACCGTATGTGAGGGTAACGATTCACGGTTGACTGATGCCCGTACACCGAAAGCACATACGCATAAGAAGTCTGAGATAAGTGATTTTCCTGCCTCTATGCCCGCTAGTGATGTGCCAGCATGGGCGAAGGCTGTTAGTAAACCTAGTTATACAGCTTCCGAAGTTGGTGCTTCTCCTTCTAATCACAATCATGAGGGAGTATATCAGCCTGCGGGTAGTTATGCCCCGTCTTCACATACACATGGAGCAACCGAGATAACTCCTGACTCAACTCATCGTTTTGTTACTGACTCGGAAAAAACGACATGGAATAGTAAGGCGGCCGGCAACCATAATCATACGGGAGTCTATCAGCCCGTCGGTAATTATGCCGCTTCGTCGCATTCACATGGGGCGACAGATATTTCCCTAGATAGTACGCATCGATTTGTCACGGATTCAGAAAAGTCTACTTGGAATGGTAAGGCAGCAGGTAATCACAACCACGATTCAGTCTATCAGCCCAAGGGTAGTTATGCGGTAAGTTCTCATAAACATACAGCGTCGGAGGTTGAAGAAGATTCAACTCATCGTTTTATGACGGATGCAGAACGTACAAAACTTACAGGAATAGCAGCAGGAGCTAATAATTACTCTCATCCGGTTTCTCATCCAGCATCAATGGTTGAAGAAAGTACTACAAGAAAATTTATGACGGATACGGAGAAAACTTTACTAAGTACTCTCGG